GACTAGTAAAGCAGGATATGCAAAAGTATGAAAAAAAGAATTAAACACAATAACCTGTTGCCATGGTTCACTCAGGACCATGGCACGCTGCCGGCCAGTTACCTGGCCAGCTGTGCAGAGTTTTTTAAATGGTTAGAAGACTCGAAGCGCAACGGGTTCAAAGCGCCAACAAGCAACAAGCAATTGACAAGCGGCAAGCTGTCTGGTAATAGTAGGATTATAAAGGAGAATAAAAAATGAAAACAGAGGAAGCATGGAAACTGGTTGGCGGGCTGTCGAAGCCTGGCAAGATGCCTGGCTGGTCCATTGGTATACCTGCCAAAGAATGCAAGACAGGCGCCAAGCTCCAGAAGGTCCCTGGTTCAGTCTGTTATGACTGTTACGCCATGAAAGGCTGTTACGTCTTCAAGGTGGTCCAGGATGCACAGTATAGAAGACTTAAAGCAATATACACACCGCAATGGGTCCGGGCTATGGCACATCTTATTAACAGCAAGAAGCCCAACGTGTTCC